AGTAATACATCTGCAAAATCTATTGGACTAGCAGTTGTATTTGAAGGAGATGAAAACATTGCCGACAATGAAAATAAGATTACCTAATACACACTTTGTTTCTAAGTCTGATGCTGAAGACTTTGCTAAGGAGATTGGAGCAGATTTAGATGGTTGGGGGTATGACGCCAGATTAAAAGAATCTTCTCTTGACTTGAGGTTTGAAAACCATTATGATGGATCTAGAATCTTAGAAAATATGGATGGCGCTGAGGGTTATCTAGAGTTTGAAGATGGAACAATAAGTAGGCATTACGTTAGAAGAGATAGGACGTACGATGATTAGTTTTGAACTAATTGATGATGAAGAACTAGAAGTTTTAAGACTTTTGATCGACAAAGAAAGATGGGATACGGTCTTGTCTGAGTTTGGCTCTGAGATGGAACTTGAGCGTAAACTTGGTATGATGCCTCATGAATTTACAGAATGGAAAAACTTTTGGTTAGGTGAATGACTAATAACGCATACTCAGAAGAAGAAACAAAAAAATTAAAAAAACTTTATGATGAATTCGGTACAGAGAATATCGAGTTTATCGCTGAAGAACTAAACAAAACAATAAGAAGCGTGAGAAGTAAGCTAGTTAGAGAAGGTTTGTATATACCTATGAAATCTGACTATATTAAAAAAACAGGTAAAAGTAAAAAAGAACTGCTAAGAGACTTAGAGGAAATTGTCCAATTTGATACAGGAGGTTTTCTAGGAGCCACAAAAGATTCTTTATCAGACCTAATCAGCTTCTTAAAAAAGGATGAATAATATGCTTGATATGATACTTAGATTTGCTACAATTAATGATGTAAATAAGTTTTTAAAGGCTAATGACATTAGTAAAGAAGAATCAGAAAAACTTCGTCAAAAATGGCTTGATGCTCAAGAAGAGGCTATTGCAAGACCTGCTGCACCTGCACCTGTAGTTGAAGAGGTTGAGGAAGAAGATGAAGATGAAGAGGAAGAAGAAACTGAAGTTAAAAAGGTAATGTCTTCAACAGGTTCTAGCTTTACAAACTTTATTAAAAAATAATCATTGAAGTTAAAAACGCCTAATGGGTTTTTAGCTTATCTTGCTTTAAAAGGAGATATAAAATGAATAAAGCACTACTTGATATAAATAAACTTACGCCCTACGCTGTAGGATTTGATAAAATCTTTAATGATATGCACAGATATATGGAGCACGCCTCTGCTAGTACAGGGTATCCTCCATATAATATTCTTAAAGAAGGTAATAGTTTCAAGATTGAAATCGCTCTAGCTGGAGTAAATAAAAAAGATCTATCAATAGAAGTTTCTGATGGAGTCTTAACAATAATGCACGATCCAGCAGAGATTGACAACGCACAAGAAACGTGGCTACACAGAGGTATTGCTCAAAGAAAGTTTAAAAGACACTTTACTTTAGCAGATGATGTTGTTGTAGAAGATGCAGAGATGGTAAATGGTATGCTACAAATCTACTTACAACGAATAATTCCAGAAGAGAAAAAGCCTCGTACCATAAAAATTAAGTAATATCAGTTACTTACACATTAAGGGGCTTTCTTAGTAAAGCCCCTTATTTTTTGCTTGCTTTTAGGTTTTAATTTTGATAATATACTTATATTAATAATGCTGAGTTAGCTCAACTGGTAGAGCACTGGTTTTGTACTCCAGAGGCTGGGGGTTCAAGTCCTCCACTCAGCACCATATTCCGACTTAGCTCAGTTGGTAGAGCAGGTGACTGTTAATCACCCTGTCGCAGGTTCGAGTCCTGCAGTCGGAGCCACAAGCCCATGTGGTGGAATTGGTAGACACGCAGGTTTTAGGTACCTGTGCTTTACGGCGTGGGGGTTCGACTCCCTCCATGGGCACCAGTTTAAGAGTTCTGCTTCTCTTGTAAAATAACTAAGCAGATGGTGCCACCTGGGTAGGGTCGTGCCTTAATACACGCGTGTGGGTCAACGGTTAGCCCACATCAACTTTAATGAGGGTAAAATGAAACAACGATCACATATTAGTATGCAAGAACGCATCAAAGAAGCACTTCGTCTTCACTTTGAAGCACATATTGAAAAACATCTAATTAATGTTGAAAACTTGCTAGAGAATCCAGCTGGGATTGGAGAGCATGGCGACATTATGGATGAAATTGAAAAAGAAATTGCTGAAATGGCAGACTACAAAGATAAGTTAGAAATTGTTGAAGAGTATCTTTAATATGACGCGGCATTGGTGTAGTGGTAACATGCGAGCCTTCCAAGCTCTTGTCATCGGTTCGAATCCGATATGCCGCTCCAAGCACCCTTCGTCTAGTGGTTTAGGACATCGCCCTTTCACGGCGGCAACACGGGTTCGAATCCCGTAGGGTGTACCATATGACAGACTTAAAGCAAAAAATTAATCAAAGACTAGATATACTTGAGAACTGGATGAATCATAATTATCATCTTAATAGACCTGAAGTTGTCAGAGAACATCTTTATTCTATTACTAAATTTTGGAATATATTAAATGATGAAGAAAAAGATTACATCCACGCAGTAGAATATGTTTTAGAGGGCCAAATTGTCTGGAAATCAGAAACCCATATTGAAGATGCAAGAGATAGATAATATGCGTTGTATTATCTATGTAAATAATGTTGTTCTTTTTTATGGTAATAAGACTACTGCTAAAAGAATTTATACAAAGGTAAAAGAAAAATATGATAAAGAAGAATTGGTCCGATCAAAAAGCATATGAGTTTTGTAAAGAAAATAAGAAATTTGAATCTTTTAATAAAGGTATTCAAGGAGATTCTATTGAATTTTTTAAAACAAAGTTCACATATGATAGTGCCGAATTTAAAGTACTAAAACAATGGTGTTTAGATAATTGTGAGTATATGTGGGACTGGACACAGTGGCAGTATGGTTTTGGAAATACTGTTTGGTTTAGGTTTTTTTCTTCTTCAGAAGCAAAATCATTTAAGCGAATGTATGAATTAACTCATTACAGGAGACTAAGATGAGAGAGTCTTATGAGGCTTATATGCTTAGAAGGTTACGAGAAGAGACAAAAGAGCCAAAAGATGTAAAAGATCTTATAAAAGATATTGAAACTACTCTTCAAAGTATTGAAAAGAAAATAGATAGGTTACTACAAAATGGAAACAATTGAATTTAAAGGAGAGGAATATCCTATACTCCAAACAAAAGGTCATGCGTCTAAGTATGCTATTCCTTTTGCTCAAGAAATACTCTCAGGAATTGGGTTTGATATTGGATGTATGAAAAAAGAATGGGCGTATCCTGGAGCTATCCCAATTGATTTAGATTTTGACGATCCTTGGGATGCTTATAACCTTCCTGATGTGCCTCCTTTAGTAGATTATATTTTCTCTTCTCACTGCTTAGAACATCTACCTAACTATGTAGAAGCACTTGAGTACTGGAATTCTAAACTAAAACCAGGTGGTATTTTATTTCTATATCTACCTCATTTTGATCAAAAATATTGGCGTCCTTGGCATAACAGAAAGCATATTCACGCATTGACTCCTAATTTGATGGAATACTACTTTGAAGATATGGATAATCTTTGGTCTAAAAGTTTTGTTTCTCAAGGATATGATTTGAACCACGCATTTTATTGTGTTGCACAAAAGTAATAACACTTGGCTCCGTAGCTCAGCTGGATAGAGCAACGGCCTTCTAAGCCGTGGGTCGAGGGTTCGAATCCTTCCGGAGTCGCCAAATGGAGAGATGGCTGAGTGGTTGAAGGCACTGGTCTTGAAAACCAGCAAGGGTGCAAGCCCTTCCAGGGTTCGAATCCCTGTCTCTCCGCCATATGGGTGTAGTGTCAATGGTAGCACGACGGTCTCCAAAACCGGAAGTCGGGGTTCAAATCCTCGCACCTGTGCCAATTTATACTTTACAGCTACTTAAATTTATTATATTATATAAATATAAAATGAAATGAGGTTAATTACTATGGAATATTCTTTTGGCATACCTTTAAAAAAACCTGTGCTACAAAAGCAAGAAGCAGTCGACCAGACTGACAAAGAAGCTGAATACTATCGAAAAATGGTAATACAACTGAGTAACGAAATTGAACTACTAAAACATCAACTAAAAGAAGAAACAGAAGCGCGATATGCTGCTTATGCTCGTATTAAAGAATTAACAGAAAAAGATTAATTATATGCGGGCGTGGTGGAATAGGTAGACACACAGGACTTAAAATCCTGAGACTTTAAGTCGTGCGAGTTCGAGTCTCGCCGTCCGTACCAAACATGAGGATAGCATGAAATACAGATTTGAAGGGACAAATATTGAAATAGAGTTTGCTATTGATAATGGTAAACTTTTTGCTACTTTATTTCAAGAAGGCATACCTTCAAGCAGGGTATATATCGAAGGGGATGACTTAGCTATTGCAATGAAAAAATACTTTTTCAGAATGGGAGATACAACAGATGATGGGAAATGATTTTTGGGCAGATCTAGAAATTGATGCTTTTGAAAAGCAACTTGAGCTAGAAGCTATAGCAAAAACATTAATTGACCATTGGGGTAAAGAACTTACTGAAAACGATTTGCTTAAAATGAAAGCCTATACTGATTCTCAAGTTAATCTAGTCGAAACAGCTATTGCTAAAGCTGCTTTAGCATACTATTTAACACAAGACTACTCGCCAGAATTTATACATAAGTATCAATCGAGTCCTAAAAAATCTTGGATAACTCGAATATTTACTCCTGTAGTTCAATTGGTTAGAACCCACCGCTCATAACGGTGTTGTTGGGGGTTCGAGTCCCTCCGGGAGTACCAATAGGCCAGTAGTTTAATGGTAAAACACCCGCCTTATACGCGGCACAGTCTCCAGATTAGAGAGCGATTCTGGTTCGAATCCAGACTGGCCTACCAATTATTTCAATTAGTTCTTGCTTAACATTAAATTTTTTGATATTATTAAGAATAATCAAGGAGAGTTGAATGTATGCAGTTAAAAAAATAACTAATTCAGATTTTCAAGTTACTAACCTACAAGATGATCCAATCACCTACAATGTTACAAAAAATAATCGTGGTCACTATTCTTGTGATTGTAGAGGTTTTTATGTTCAAAAAGACAAAACACAGCATAAACATTGTTTGATGGTTAAAGCACTAGAAGAAATGGAAGATTATGACAGTTTTGTTATAGACAAAGACTGGAAGGTTGTCGATGCTTTTTCCTATAAAGAAATGCTCGATCAATTTGAAACTTTTATGGATGAAGTAATAGAGAAATAATATGTTAGCTAATCTGACTTCGTTAGACACTGACTGTGAACGAATAGACATTTTTACTGAACGAGAAGATGGTTTTTACGCTGATAAAATCATTCTTAATGTGATGTATAGGTCTCTTGTAGAGTATCAAAAAGTATGTGACACATTCCCGAATGATTTTACTTCTCAAGAAAATTGGGATATTTTAGTTGCTCAAATCATTGACGATTTGGATAGATACTTGTTCACAGACTTTTATGAAAGTGACGAAGCAGAAGTCTATGATAGAGAGAATCTTAGAGCATCTCTAAAACTCTATGCTGAATACTTCGATGAATTTTGGAATGATAGATGAGACAAGCAGGACTAAAACCGAAGAACCACAATAGTGGGGTATATTGGACAAGAGCTGCATCAGGAAACGGAAAACACGAAGAACAAGAATCAACTGTAAGTGACTTACTTTTATGGGCTATTGTGTTGCCTATATTTGTTGTTATCTTTCCGTTTATCTGGTTAAGCGAAAAACTAAAAAAATGACCTTAGAGTAATAGGCTTACTTTAAAATTTTCAAAAATTTGATTGGCTAACTCTAAATTTTTATTTATAATATTAAAATAATGAGAAGGCAGTTATGCCTAAGTCGCTGAATAAGATTCGGACAAAAATAGCACCTACTATAGCACTCTAGTTTTCACTAGAAGGAAATGCTCTCTGAACCTCAGAGAGAGCTGATAGACAATTACCAGATTTGGTGTCGTGATCAGCCCTTATTCTGTTGTTGAGGAATGGATAACCAACTTAAAAAAACCATCCGCAAAATTTCATGGGGAGTCCTGTAAGTAAGGAAAGCAAGATCCGCCAAAGATGTGTATTACAAAGGTAGTTCACTAGGCACTGTAAAATTAATCTTCGCTAGTACAGAAAGCAGTCTCCCCTTTGATTTTAATGTTGCTAAGAACTTAAAATTTTTATATAATATATTTATTGAATGAGAGAGTAGGCATCATCCTCTGGGCTACACAGTCTCCTTCGGGACACTAACAGCACAAGGTAAAACCAGTTAATGATGCAACGGAGTCACGGAATCGGTCTCAGCCTGTCTCTCTTGTCGTAATGAGCGCGACATAAAAGAAGAACTCATCGGGTTCCCGCCGTTACCGTGACGCTAGGCACGAGCGATACGAGACCTGAGCCGCAGTCCTTGAGCTTGCTCATAAAATATCGCCGTCTTGGACAGGTTTTGCAGTTACCTACATCAACGCGGTCGGCTCTGTGAGGGGCAGGGGAGCGACCTAAAAGTTCTCCCCCCAGTTTCTTGTGTGGGTAGCTCCCACATCGAAGTGTGACTGAATATTCCTGTGTCAGCGGGAAAAAGTAGACCTGGGGAGTAGTGCTCCTGCTCAACTAGCTAACAGGTTGTTGTGGCGAATGGTATACGAGATACTGACTAGTCGCTTGTGAGTAAAAAATATTCTCATCACTTCACTATATGGTAAAACCTCTACACCATGCCCTATGGGCGAATAGAGGAAGGTGCAACCTGTGTTTATTTACAGGCTCTGCCCAATTTAGAGTGGTAAGCAGTTATTACTAGTTTTACAAGCGCCACTCACTTGCTGCTTGAAGATCGTCTAATTAGCAAGATCTGAGACGTATAAACTCAGGGATGGGAGTGCAAACCTCTCTCTTCAAGTAGTCCCTTGTCTCAGGGGCATGGCATGTTAAATCGGCCTAAAACTGAGAGTCGGGGCGGAACAACAGGGTGTATCCTGCCGCACGGTAGTTGGCGAGGTTGGTGGCGACTACCCTAGTTTTCCTTCACTACAACTAAATGTTCGTAGATGAGGGGCTGGTTTGATAAGTACCAGTTAACCCAAAACTTGTCGGGGATGTACTAAACTCATCCTGCCCGAAAATTGATGTTTAGTCTCGTTTGTTTGTGAGCGAGTTGGTAAGTCCCCTGTCGGGAGGGGCAATCACAAACTAGCACGCTCAGGAAACTGGGCGTGCTTTTTGTTTGACAAATGCTTAAAATTTTAATAAAATGAGTTCACTATGAAAGTATATATTAGCAATTATCCTACTTACAGATTTTATCACAACTGGTTATATAAACTTTTTGATTATCTTCCAGAACAAAAAAGAAAGGTACATATAGATCCTTGGGATACTTGGAGTATGGATCTTACCCTTGCTGAAATTATTGTTCCTATGCTAAAACAACTTAAAGCATCAACTCATAGTTATCCTAGTACTATGTCTGAAGAACAATGGGATGAGATTTTAGATAAAATGATCTGGTCATTTGAGCAAAAACTAATTGATTGGGAACAACAGTATGTGCTTCAAGAAGGTGAGATAGACTGGGATGCGGGAGAAGTAGACTCAGAAGGCAACAAAACTCTTGTCTGGTCTAAAGAGCATATCATTGATCGGGATGCAAGAAATGCTCATCAAGCACGAATGGATGAAGGTTTCGCACTATTTGGTAAACATTATGAATCACTCTGGGACTAGCCTTGAATGGTACGACTATGTAGTGATAGCTTATATAGCATACACAAGTACTATAAGCATTGCCTTTGGGGATGCTTTAGGTATTTTTATAAACTATTTACTTTGGCACGGTTATGTGCATTGGAGAATAAATTATGAGTAAAACAATTGGTATTGATTTAGGTACAACAAACTCTTGTGTTTCGGTATTTGAAAACGGGAGTGCAAAGATTATTGAAAATGCAGAGGGAGCTAGAACTACTCCATCTATTATTTCTTTTAGCGCGGATGAAGAAGTTGTTGGCGCTTCAGCAAAGCGTCAAGCAGTTACTAATGCAGAAAATACAATTCATGCAGTTAAAAGACTGATGGGCGTTAGGTATGACAGCGACACAGCAAAAAGCGTTAGAGAATCAGTTTCATATAGTATTATTAAATCAAGAAATGGAGATGCCTGGGTAAAAGCACTAGACGTAGAATACTCACCATCTCAAATCTCTTCAAAAATTTTACAAAAACTTAAAACAGACGCAGAAGCATATTTAGGGCAGTCAGTTGATAAAGCGGTTATTACTGTACCTGCATACTTTAATGATGCCCAACGTCAAGCAACTAAAGACGCAGGAAAAATTGCAGGTCTTGAAGTACTTCGTATTATTAACGAGCCTACTGCAGCGGCACTTGCATATGGACTAGATAAAAATGACAGCAGTACAATTGCAGTTTATGACTTAGGTGGAGGCACATTCGACGTTTCTATATTAGACATCGGAGATGGTATCATTGAAGTGCTTTCCACAAATGGAGACACATATTTAGGGGGTGAAGACTTCGATAATCGTTTGATAGACTACATTGCAGATGAGTTTATGAAAAACGAATCAATTGATCTCAGAAAAGATAACCTAGCACTTCAAAGAGTAAGAGAAGCGGCTGAAAAAGCTAAAATCGAATTGTCTTCCACCACACAAACTGAAGTAAATCTTCCTTTTGTTACAGCAGATGCTTCTGGTCCAAAACATCTTCAGGTTAAAATTACTCGTGCTAAGTTTGAATCTTTAGTACAAGATCTACTTGATAAGAGTATTGAGGCTTGTAAAAGAGCAATGAAAGATGCTAACCTTAATAAGGTAGATGAGGTTGTACTTGTAGGTGGAATGACTCGTATGCCGAAGGTTGCAGAGATTGTTGAAGCTTACTTTAAAACTGTACCAAATAAAGGTGTTAATCCTGATGAAGTAGTTTCCATTGGAGCAGCAATTCAAGCTGGAGTACTTAGCGGAGACGTAGACGATGTAGTTTTATTAGACGTAACACCTCTATCATTAGGTCTTGAGACACTTGGTGGTGTAATGACTCGTATTATTGATCGTAATACTACAATTCCAACTAAAAAATCTCAGACATTCTCTACGGCTGCTGACAATCAACCAGCGGTGAGTATTAAAGTGTATCAAGGTGAGCGAGAAATGGTAGCAGATAATAAACTACTTGGAGAGTTTATGTTATCAGGAATTGCTCCTGCACCGAAAGGCGTTCCACAAATTGAAGTAACCTTTGATATTGATGCAAACGGTATTGTTAATGTTAGTGCGCGAGATCAGGCAACTGGCAAAGAACAAAAGATCTCTATTAAGTCAGATGGGGGATTGAGCGATGCAGAGATTGATCGTATGATAGATGAGGCAGAAGCAAATAAAGAAGCTGATGCAGCACGTCGTCGCGAAGTCGACTTACGCAATGCGGCTGAATCAGCAGTTCACTCTGCACAATCTATGCTGAAAGAGTTCTCAGAAGAAATCACTGATGAAGAACGAATTGAAATCGAATCTTTGATTGAAAAAATCAATGAGGCAGATACAGATGCTCTTGAAAATCTACTCAATGAACTTCAAGATGCTCAGATGAAAGTAGGATCTCGTATGTATGCAAGAAATCCTGATGCTGATATAGTAGACGAGCAAGAAGTTGCTTAAAAGTCTTTTAATACTAATGTCTTTTTGGGCAGTTGTAGGTTTGCTGTATTCTATATATTATGTAAGTTAGAAAGGTAACTTTATGTTTAATGATGGTGGCTTCTATGTAGAAGTAAATGGGCATAAAATATATGGGTATTCTAGGTATATCCAATTTTATGGTGAAATAGTTGCAAACTCTATGGATGAGGATGTTTTCGTAGAAGTTGGTAGTTTTTTAGGACAATCTACTTCAGCAATGGGAAAATTCATCAAAGATAGTAAAAAGTGCATTGAGTTTAATGCAGTTGATATCTTTGACCTATCAGATTTTAGTGACGCACCTCATTATGAGGTTATTGAGGCGCATGGTGGTGACTTTCTAGAAGCCTTTAAATCTAACTTGCGTGAGGCAGGAGTTGAGGATCAAGTTAAAATACATAAGATGACCTCTATCGACGCTGCAGAGCAGTTTGAGGATAGAAGTGTTTCTTTTGTTATGATTGATGCATCTCACGCTTATCAAGATGTGATTGACGACATCAAAGCCTGGTACCCTAAAGTTAAACTTGGTGGGATTATATCTGGTGACGACTTTGATTTTGACGAAGTTAAACAGGCAGTTTTTGATGTATGCGGTGAAAAGATTAATGTCTATCCGAATACAACTTGGTGGTTTAGAAAACAGTATGAGACTTTAGATGAACAAAAAAATTCTTAAACGCATTAAAGAATGGTTTATAGGTGAACCACAACCAAACTACTTAAGAGGTAGTAAGGAAAAACCTAAATTTTTTAATGCTCAACACGAAAAAGCAATGAAGGCACAGATAAATGGCAAAAAAGAACAAAATAAATAAAGTATGGATGGTTCCTGAAGAAGAAAACAAGGTTGGTAAGTCTTATTCTTATCACTTTGTTCATGCAAAAACTCTTAATCAAATTAGAAATGGGGTTAAACTTCGCATGAAAAGGTATAACCCAGCTAAAAGACAACATGAGTACTTTGTAGAGAGACGAATGCCTCCTCACTCTAAATGATTTTTATCAAGGTATATTATATAAATGAGCAAAAATAGACCAATTACTGCTTTTAAGGGGATTTTTGAAGAAAAACTAAAACGAATGAAAAACTCTCTTAAAGAAGAGTTAAAAAAAGCAAAGACTGATAGAAGAAAAGAATGGTTAAAATCAGAATTAAGAGAAGCTAAAGGCTTAAGGAATACTCTTCGTGAAATGACAGAAGAAAAAATATGCCCTCATTGTGGAGGTAAACTATGAGAGTAGGAATTACTTTTGGCGCTTTTGATTTACTACACGCAGGTCATGTATTAATGTTGCAAGAGGCAAAAGAACACTGTGACTATATGATAGTAGGACTACAAACAGATCCTACTATTGACAGACCAGACAAAAATAAACCAGTACAATCGGTAGTTGAAAGATACATTCAGTTGTCTTCAGTTACCTATGTAGACGAAATTATTCCATATGAAACAGAAAAAGATGTTAAAGACATCTTGAACTCTGTTAAAATTGATGTTAGAATCATAGGATCAGATTATATTGGAAAAGACTTTACTGGTAAAAATATTTGTGTAAATCGAGGAATCGAAATACACTATAATAAAAGAGACCATGCATTCAGTTCTTCTGAGTTACGAAATCGCATTAATGGGAGATAATCATGAAATTTTTAAATCAATGTATTGTTACTTTACTAGTATCTTCAGCAGTTGGCTTTACTAGTAGTCTAGCTTTTGCAGAGTCATATACTGTACAAGGAGTTGTTACCAGTTCTACTCCTAAATATAAACTGGTTAATATACAAAATCCTGTAAATACTTGTGAGATGGTACAAGTACCAATCTACGGAACTGCTGAACAAGAAGGTGGCGATATTATTGGTAGCCTTATCATCGGTAGTTTAATTGGTGGTGCCATTGGTAATAATGTTAGCGATGCTGACGGTGCAGGAGCTGCAGGTGCAGTTCTTGGAGGCATTATTGGAGCAAATGAAGCCACAAAAAAGAAATCAACCAATAACAATATTATTGGTTATAGAGAACAAGAAAAATGTAAAACTACTTGGATAAACTCTCAAGAAGAGCATCTTTCTCATTATTCAGTTGAATATGAAGTTCTAGGCTTAAAAGGAACTAAGATCACTCGCTCTGATGTTCCCGTTGGATCTAAAATTCCAGTCGTAGTATCAATCAAATCTAATTAATTAATAGTTTGACATCTACTTAAAAATATTATACTATTATTTATAAATGAAATTTGGAGGATCAAATGGCGAAGAAAAAAGGTGGTAAGTCTAGCGGTTATCGGTCTCAAGGTCTTGTACCTACAGTCAAACGAGCAATTAAAAACGCATCTCGTAGAGACTATATGTTGTCTTCAGCACGAAATGATAATCAACTAAAGGCTCATACTCTTGGTAAGCGTGTCATGCTTACAATTCAAAATCCAGATAAAAATAACACGCGTGAGCGTTTTATTCGTGTGCCTTCTACTGAAGTGTGGAAAGCAGTCAGAACTAAGTAGAGGGGAAAAACCCCTCTACCTACCTAGGTGAAACATAATGGAACTAATAATTCAACTGAAAGACTTACTTTTTTTAGTTCTCCTTGGCGTAGCAGTTTATATTAGTTATAGACAAGGCGCTAAAGCAGGATTAGAAGCAGGAATTGATGGAACACTCCAAATGATCGAAGATCGTGGATTTATTAAAGTGATTGAATTAGAGGATGGAGAAGTCCATATTTTAAGGAATGAAGGATAGATCGAAAATATCTACACTTTGGGAAAAATTAGAAGAGCGTTTCTTTAATAAGACATATCAAAGTAGACGGAGAACTAAGATTAGAGGTAATAAACTTAGAGATAAGAAAAAACGCTTTAAGTCTACTTGGATTCATCGAGACCAATGAAATATTTTTTAATTGATATTGAAAAGCAGTGCATTGTGAAAGCCTATGGAACATATGATGATGTGTTTTATGATTGGGGCATTGTAACAAAAGGACAAGATAAGACTACTTATGTTATCTGCTCGGAACAAGATTTAGTAAAAATTGCTATGGACAAAAAGAATGATCCTATAGCCGTATGATAAATTTTATAAATTTCACAAAACTGTAACATTTCTGTGCTATACTTACTAGAATAAGAGAAGATTCTCTTATTCTTTTTTTTTACATAAGGAGAAATTACAATGGAACTTGTAACTCTTTGGATGGCAGTAGGTTTTTTATTTGCTGCTTATTCAGTTATAGCAAACGATTCAGTACAAACTCTCGGTACATGGATCGCATCAAACAATGAGAGATTTAATTGGAAAGTTATGTGGGGGGCTGCTTCGGCTGTACTCTTATATACGATCTGGTATGGTTGGTATATGTATGGTGGAGACATTTCATACGGCAGACTTAACAAAATTCCATTCCAAGAAATACAATGGTATCACGCATTAGCACCTGGTCTACTACTTCTTCTTACAAGAATTGGCGTGCCAGTTTCAACATCATTTTTAGTATTATCAGCATTTGCTTCAACATTTGTATTAGAAAAAATGCTAATGAAATCTATGATGGGGTATGCAGTTGCAGCTGTAGCAGCATATGTTATTTGGGTTGTTGTTAGTCGTTGGTTAGATGAAGCAAAACCTGTTAAAGAAGAGCATAAAGTCTTTTGGCGAGTTGGACAATGGATAACTACTGGTTTTCTATGGTTCACTTGGTTATCACACGATATAGCAAATATTGCTGTGTTTTTACCAAGAACTGTACCAGTTGATTTAATGTTTGTCATTAGTGCAGTCTTTGTTGGTGGTCTTTGGTGGATGTTTAAAGAAGGTGGCGGTAAAATACAAAACATCGTTCTTGAAAAACATAACACTCGTTATGTACGCAGTGCAACAATTATCGATGCTGTGTATTGGCTTATTCTTTTCTTCTTCAAAGAACTCAATGATATACCAATGAGTACAACATGGGTGTTTGTTGGTCTACTTTGTGGTAGAGAATTGGCAATGGCAACTGTTACAGGAAAAGAAAAATTTAAAGTTGTATTTCCGCTTATTGGTAAAGACTTCTTGAAAATGATGGTTGGACTTGCCGCATCAGTAGGTGTAGTGCTTACAATTCATTATATTATCGTTCCCAACGGTTTATAGAACTTTTTTACTAAAGACAAACTTTAAATTTAGGCAAGAATCTTCTGGACTCTTGCCTATTTTTTTGTTATAGTATATACATAATCAATGGAGGAACAAGTGAAGTTCGAGCAAATGTCACAGTTTGAAGACCTTGGTCTTCATTATATCGCCCTTTGTGAAAAAGAAGTCTGCAAGATGACGGACCTTTCCAAGTTTAAATTATCATATCACAAGTTTGATTGGTCAGCACGCAGGCGTTCTTCACGAGGTGGGTGGTATCCCAGTCAAGGTGGTGCAGGTATCAACCTCGCGATGCATCACACTTGTGGGGCTCATCTAAAAAACCGCAGACCTGAAGATCCTTTTCGGGTTTATGAATATAAATCTTTCGATGCAGATCCTGTTATCGGAGGATTTATCACAACCTCTCATGAACACTATCTTGCTATGGTTGTAGCACATGAAGTGGCTCATGCAGCACAATACTTTCGTAAATATGCAATAAAAAAATCAGCTGGTAATCCCCATGGACATATTTGGAAACAGATATATCGTCATTTGCGGGAAACAGTTGTTAATCCTCTCTTGCCAGATCAAGAAAAAATGTCTATAATCTATGAAGATTATAAAAAAGCACTTATCAGCAATAAGAAAAAAGATGAAATTGACTGGATTGCTGTTCACGCTCAACTAGAAACTTTAATGAACGAAAAGAGGAGAGGTCGTCGTGCCGCGAGTCCGCCGCAAAACTAAAGCAGAACTACAAGCTGAACATGATGCTTTCCTTCGTCGTATGGGTTATCGTAAAAATCCAAAGAATACGAGGGTAAATTCTTTTCCTGACTACAAAGCTGGGATGCGTGAAACAGCACCTACTTCAGACCGTGTAGTTGCTATTGACTATGGGTCAAAACTAACACCAGAACAAAAACTTGCTACTAGTGCAAACTATACTATTGGGCAAGCATATAACAAAGGGGGGCTAGTTGTTCTCTCGAAGAGAGAAGCGGCTGATGCGGCTACAGGAAAGAGGAGAGTATAATGAAAGATCTTGATGAATTTCAACTATGCGAAAAGCGTATTGATGATTGTTTTCGTGCTGCATCTTTAGCCAATGACTCAGAAATGAGAGAGTTTTGGATAAATACTGCAATGGCACTAATGCGTAAATTGAATAGATCATGGGTTCGAGAAGGAGATAGTTTATATGAGCAAAGTTAGTCAGTGGGTAATGGAAATGGAAGAGTGTGTCATGCAGAGTATTGAGCTGCATGGTATTCATGTATCTGAAGAAGACACACTAGACTATGTTAGAGAAGTTATGGATATTGTAGACGAGCACTATGTTCGTGCTTATCATCAAAAACTATTAAACCCTTCTAATGGGAAATATCTTCACTAGGAGAATATAATGTTCAAAGGATTATTTAATTGGCATACCCTTCCAAGATATAAGTATAGAGAATACGAGTATGTACCCGATGTGGAAGAGTATGATGACAATAGAAAAATCTGGCATGTTGTCTATTACAAAGGTCAAGAACTGCCATTCAAAGAGCAGCCTAAGTGGTCACCATATGAGTGGCCTGAAAAAGATGAGTTTGAACACTGGGTAGATGAAAACTATCCAGAATAAGACTTGCTTGTTGCTGCAAATTTTGATAATATTATAATTATTGATGATTTACAGGAGATAGAGATGCCAAATTGGTGTAATAACAGCTTAACTCTCATTGCAGCAACTAAAGAGGATGCAGATAATCTGTATGCTCATCTTAACCACATTACAAAACCGAATGATTCAAACTCAGATGCTTCGTTTTTTGGGTTTTTCCTTCCAGAGCCAGACTATGAGGATGGAGACGAAGAAGATGCGATGCCAGGCTGGTACTGGTGGCGAGTCAATAACTGGGGTACAAAATGGGATGCTTCCATTCATGATGTAGACTGGGTAGATGACAAAACTGTAAATATTATGTTTGATACTGCTTGGTCTCCGCCTACTGGTATTTTTCAAGCAATGATGGATCAAGGTTGGGGAGTAGATGCCCGCTACTATGAGCCTGGCATGTGTTTTACTGGTTCTTGGATTGATGGTGACGAAGAATATTATGAGTATGCTCATTGTGAGAAACCAGAAGAAATTCGTGAGCTAGTAGGTGAAGATCTAGATGATTGGTTTGGCATTTCTGAATGGTTAGAAACTATGTTAGAAGAAGAATCAGAAACAGAAAGTTCTGACGGATTTGATGAGTCAGATTCTCACTCAGGTGTAGAGGACTTTAGAAAAGGTAATCTAGCCTTCTAGGAGAAATATTATGATTAAAGCAAGTGTTATGGCGTTGATGCTTTTTTCAGCGAGCGTAGCACTTGCTGAAGATAATAAAATCTCAAAGCCAGTTTTTTGTTACAATACTGAAAGTTTAGAAAACTTAATAAAGCAACATGGTGAGATTCCATTTATAAAATATCTTGATCCTATAGTTGGATTAAATGTTAGCATAACTCTTAATCCAGATACAGGATCACTAACTATTTATGAATCTCACCCTGAAGAACCTGAAATATCTTGTGTTATATCTTCAGGTGAAAACTCATTTGTATTTAAACCAATTTTACGCTATATATTAAGAGAAGAGGTAGCAACATGACAATTAAATTTAGACCACTACATGATCGTGTAATGGTAGAAATGAATGATCCAGAAGAGATCACTGAATCAGGTATTATTATTCCTGACTCTGCTAAAGAAAAGCCGCAGGAAGGTGTAGTTGTAGCAGTAGGCACTGATGACAACATTGATGTTGCTGTTGGAGACTCAATTCTTTTTGGTAAGTGGAGTGGCACACCTATTAAGGTTGATGGAAATGAATACCTAATTATTAAAGAATCAGAAATTATGGGCGTATTATAGGAGATAAAGATGCAAATTATTATGAGCCTTGAAACAGATTGGGACGAAACAGACAATAAGTCTATGACAGATCAACATCCTTCAGTAAATATTAATGTTCGTGTGAACAGCGATAATTTTCCAACTCGTGCAGAGCTAGATTCAATGTATGAAAAGTTTGCTGCTGCAATTGGAGCAAAAGCTGGAGCCCCAAAAGTTCGTGAGCTAGGTAGTTCATCTTGATTATTTTAGCTTTTGTATCAGCACTCTGGTTTCATGATAATGCAGAGTTCGTAGCGTTAGCAAACCGTGAACCTTGTCATTGGGAAAATGAAGGGTGGCACGAAGTAGATGGTAACCCAAAACATCATCTACTTATAAATGAAACTCATGCAATCTGGACTCAGAGGTGTAAATGACAAAACTATTTTTAAAAGCACTTAGTCGCAATGTTTTATATGTCTTAGTTATCTGGGGCATGATATACTCTTTTATGGCAGTAAGTAGTAAATATCTTGGTAACGAACTATATGGTTTAATTACTTTTTTAGGACTACTTTTAGCCTATTGGATTACTAACGCTTCTTGGCATCAAGCCAAAAGTGAGGTCGGTAATGAGTAAGGCACACGATCTAAAACAACTACAAACCTGGGCACGAGAAAATCGAGTTGGTAAGTGGATGTACGCTCATGATGTGCAAGACGAAAAACCTCGATCAAAAGCTGCACCTCGTAAAAATAATCAAAATAGAAATAAAACTAGAAAACCAAGAGGAAACAGATGAAACGCGCATTTGTTACTGGGGTAACTGGTCAAGATGGTGGCTATCTTGCAGAACTACTACTTGATGCTGGTTACGAAGTTCACTCTATTAAAAGACGCACTGCGGCAGATTTTATGCACCGCATTGCTCATATTCAGTATAATCCAAACTTTCATCTTCACTATGGAGATTTAACAGATACTGGCTGTTTAATGAAACTATTTCAACAGTATGAGTTTGATGAGGTATACAACCTTGCTGCTCAAAGTCATGTTCGTGTATCTTTTGATATTCCAGAATATACAGCTGATGTAGATGCACTCGGTACTGTTAGACTACTTGAATGTATTCGCTCACTTGGAATGACAAAACATACACGATTTTATCAAGCAAGCACCTCAGAACTATATGGTCTAGTTCAGGAAACGCCACAAACAGAATCAACACCTTTTTATCCTCGATCTCCGTATGGAGTTGCAAAACTGTACTCTTACTGGATTGTGCGTAATTATCGTGAATCATATGGACTACACGGTTCAAATGGCATACTTTTTAATCATGAATCTCCTTGGCGAGGTCGTGAGTTTGTAACACAAAAGATTTGCCGTGGTGTAGTAGATATTGATGCTGATCGTTTGGACTGCTTAGAACTAGGCAATCTAGATGCTCAGAGAGATTGGGGTCATGCCAAAGACTATGTTCGTGGCATGTATCAAATGGTTCAAGCAGATGAACCAGATGATTATGTACTCGCCACAGGCGAGTTGCACTCTGTGCGGGAATTTGTAGAGCGTGCTTTCTCTTATATTGGTTATAATATTACTTGGGTAGGCGAAGGTATACACGAGATCGGTATTAGTCAAAATGGGGCAGAAATAGTTCGTATCAATCCAGAATTTTATCGCCCAGCAGAGGTAGAGTTGCTACTTGGCGATTCAACAAAAGCAAGAACAAAGCTAGGATGGAAACCAGAATACTCCTTTGATAACCTAGTAGATGAAATGATGAGTGCTGCTCTTAAATAAGCACTTGAACTTAAAGAGGCGTTGCTAAACGCCTCTTTTTTTGTTACTATAAATAATCATTGAAAAAAGGAGCGTGTCATGAGAAATAAACCAGGTCATGCAATTCGCACTGCGTCTTCACAACGCAGTCAAACTTACTCACCTAATCATTATCGTGAGTCTCTTGAAGAATCAGTAGACGCACAAATCAGTGAGTATGTAGAAGAACTTCGAGAATGGGAAAAATCAAAAGAAAAGATAAATTCAATATTGAGGGGGCGAGAAAATGACGGTTAGTGTTAGTGTTACTACTATTGATCATTACTACTTTGACGCTGATTATGACACGCTGGACGATGCATGGTATGTCATCAATCATTATCTAGGAGACACATGGGATCACGGTAATGATTATGCTATAAACGCTTATGGAGATGTTCAAGTGTCAATCGAAGGCGCTACTTGGGACGAATACAAAGCAATGCCTAAAAAGGAAACAAAGGGAGTTGATTATGATTACTGATTATAATACTTGGATGAAAGAAGTTAACAAGCATCTTGTTCGTATCTGTGGTTTTACCTCAGATGATTTGCCTGATGCGCTGTGGGCTGATTATCATGACAGTGAACTTAGTCCTCTAGAGGCTATTGATTCAGCAATCTGGGATGCCTGGGACGATCAAGATGGTATGGTAGAACTCTATGACGCTTATATAGATCGTTTTGGAGTTGCTGTATGAGAGAAACATTTACTATACCAGAAGGATATGAGATGGCAGGAACTGAGTTTTCAATTTCAGACATTGAGGTTAATGATGCTCCCGATGGCTCAGGTGATGGCATCTTGACATATGAACTGTACTATGAAGATGATGTGGATGGTAATGAACTCAGCAAGATTGTGAATGAAGTAATTTTAGACGCATTAAAGAGGCAAGTTGATGCCACTAATGATTGATCCTCCTTCTGGATGGAAGTATGGTTTTCCTAAACCTCTTCCTGAAGAGGTTGAAAATGTTAAAGAGTGGTTATTAGAGCAGGGATATCCACAACGAGAAATTGATTTGTGCGGAAAACACTTCTATTATAGAACTTGGGAGCAAACAGATGAATAGCTACAATCCAGACAACTGGGTAGTTATCAAATGATATATTTAGATGTAGACGGAGTAATTGCCGACTTTGAGATAGGCATTCGTGCACTTGGTTGGACAGGATCACTCGTAGATCGTGAACCTGGATCACTAGAGCGTTTTATGGCGCATAACTACGAGTATATCTTTCGTACCGCGCCACCTACGAATAATATGCGGTTTTTTCAGCGTATGTATAAAGTTGAAAACTCTCTTGGCGACAATAACATGAAGATACTTACTGCAATGGGTTCTCATTATAAAGAGGAGCACATTGAAACAGTAAAAGAGAACAAACTTTGGTGGTTAGATCAGTTTGGGTTTGATCGTGAAGATGTGATAATTGTTCCTCGTGCAGAAGATAAATTGCCTTATTGTCAACCAGGTGATGTGCTGTACGATGATAAGCGTTGGACTATTGAGCAGTGGAACAAACTCGGTGGTCATGGTTTTTTAGTATATTGTAAATATTCATGGAGTGTGTAGTGTCAGAACAAAAAGAGTTTCATCTTGTAGCAGAGTATTGTGCCTATTCAACTTGGATTCTAGATCGAGATTTAGATGAAGCAGTTGACTACTGGGTTAAATGGGATACTCTCTGTGTTCAATGGGAAGAAGATGGAGAGATTCAAGAGATTGATCCCTCTTATCCAGCATATGAAGGTGAGTTTGATACAAAACGCCCAATTGATGTAACATATTATGGAGAGCAATGATGGAAGGACCATTTAAACAAGCGCTTGACCATCTACCGAGTCAGGGAGTGTACCAACACTCTCTGGTCTCCTATAGATACAAGAGTGGTCAACTTATCAAGGAAACCCATACTCGCACATATGCTCAGGATGGTGATTATAATGACTCATTTACTAGTGAACCAATTGGAAAAGGCAGTTCTGTATGACCGATGCAGCAGTCATACTTATAATACTAGTATGCACACTAATGATCTTTTGGAATAATAAACCGAGGATATAATGAAGATATTAATATTTGGTCTTCCTGGTAGTGGAAAAAGTACATTGGCAAAACCATTTGCTGAACTCATTGGTGGCGTACATATTAATGCTGATGAAGTTAGAACACACTACAACGACTGGGACTTTAGCCACGAAGGTAGAATATTTCAAGCACACAGAATGAAGTTCCTAGCAGATGGAGTAGTGAGAGCAGGAAAAGTTGCTATAGCAGATTTTGTATGTCCAACTAATGAAGCAAGAGAAGCGTTTGATCCAGATTTTACAGTTTGGATGGATACGATTAAAGAGGGAAGATTTGAAGATACTAACGCTATATTTGAGGCTCCAGATCATGTAGACTATCATGTAAGTGCCTGGTTTGAAGATACTCATGCACAACTACTACCAGTAGTTCAGCGTTGGATGGAGAGAAATAATGAGCTTTGATTGGAGAAAACCTACTGTTCAAATGTTAGGGAGGTGGCAACCGTGGCACGATGGTCACACAGCATTATTTGAACGATCACTTGCAATTACTGGGCAAGTATGTATTATGGTACGCGATGTTGAAGGTTGGGGAGATGATAATCCTTTTGACTTTCATTTTGTTTGGAAAAATATTAAAGAAGGTCTTGCCCAGCATGGATATCAAGAAGGTGTAGAGTATGAAATTATTCATGTACCAAACATTGTAAATATTTCTTATGGTCGCGGAGTTGGGTATACTTTTATGAAACATGATTTAGGTGAAGAGGTACATAGTATTAGTGCTACAAAGATTCGTGCTAAAATGCGTGAAGAAGGAGAGTTATAATTTATATAACTCTTGCTTTTTTGCTTTTAATTTGATATATTAATATGTAAATAAGTTTTGGAGGCAAGATGGAAACGACAATTACAAAGGCACGCGCTTGTAAAACTTCAGCAGAATTGTATGCACTGGCTGACGACTTATCACAGGCTGTTAGCGATTCTGAAGCAGGTCTTGAGCGGGCTGAATACGCATTTGACTGGGCAGCCATTGAACACTATGTTGGGCTCGTGGCTCACTGGAAATATCTCTACAAGACTATTTATGGTTGGGCGAGAGATTTAGATGAAAAAGAAGTTTATGAGTTTGATGAATTAAAAATACAGTGGGAGTTGAAAAATGGCTTATCATTATAGTAGTATTGAAAAACTGTTTGTAGAGGCAGGTAAGGATCAATCTCTTTCTGATATCAGCACCTACATTCATCGACTCACAACTGATGAGCGACTTCGGTTAAGAACTATGATGGGAACGATTGAAACAGTTATGTGTGACATTGAATATAAGGAAATATTTGACGATGAGCGGTAAAATGTTAGAACTGTTACCTACAGAGATTGCTATTGTTTGGAGCATGGAAGATGTGCTTGAAGTTAGACCAGATCTTACTCATGATCAAGCAATGGAAGTTTTAGAGTATGCAGAACAAAAACATGATGCTAGCATTGGCATCAATTGGGATGTGTTAAGTATCTGGGCTGAACAACTACACCCAAAAGAGGAAGAAGATGTATCGAGTGCGATCATATTTTAAGAATGGTCACATTTCTCGTGTTTTTTACAATCTTTATGATGCAGTAGAGTTCAAAGAAGGAGTAGAAGCATTGGACAAATTGACTTTTAGTAATCTTGATCCATTTGAAAAAGAACTGGGTAATCTTCGTAACTACTATCGAAAACACATCAGCAATATAATGGTCATGATTGATTTACACTCTGAACAGTTCATAAAAACTGGGTGTACATTTCACAAGCGCAGTTATGATACTCTTGTTAAATATGTGAGTGATCTAAAGCAATATATTATTGACCAAGAAACAAAGATTCGTGAACACGAATAGATAGAGTCACACTATCCTAAAGGGTAATAAACATGATGATATGGTATTTTAGAAAAGATCACGAACTTGACTGGGAGGCTGAACAGTTTCTTGCAGCAGCTAAAGGATTAGATGTGCAAGTGGTATGTCCGAGTGAGGTTGATATTATTGTCACTCGTTCTGACCGTCGTTCTATTCGTTTGAATAATGAAATTGCTCAACTACCAAAACTTGTGTTTGCTCGTACAGGTTCAGGCACAGGCTATCAAGCACTATCAGTTCTTCGTCACATGGAGCAGTTAGGAGTTCCAGTGGTCAACTCTGCACAAGCTATTGAAACTGCTAAAGATAAACTGCACTCAATACAACTGTTGGCAAGTGCTGGAGTTCCAACTCCTCGCACGATGTTAGCTCGTTTTCCAGTGAAGGTTGATGTGATTAAACGACAGATTGGTTTTCCTTGTGTAATCAAAGTGCTATCAGGATCGTATGGTAAAGGTATTCATCTTTGCTCTGATGAAAAAGCACTTGAAGAATTAATGGAGTTTGTTTCGTCATTGAACTCACCTCTCAACATTATAATACAAGAATACATTGATACTGCACCAGGACAAGACCTTCGTGTGTTCTGTGTTGGCGATAAGGTGATTGGCGCGATGAAGCGTTCTTCTACTGATGGAGACTTCAGAGCTAACATTACTCGTGGTGGAGTAGGTGAGGCTTATAAGGTCACACCAGAGATTGAAGAAATTGCACTTAATACAATGCGTTGTCTTGGATTGCAAATTGGAGGTATTGATTTGTTATTTGACAAACAGTCCTTTAAAGTGTGTGAAGCCAATTCTGCACCAGGATGGATTGGATTTCAAGAAGCCACTGGCATTGATGTTGCCACTCATCTTATTGAGTTCGTTAAAGAATTAATAGAGTCATAATACCTCTTTACAGTTGCTCAATGCTTTTTATTATGTTATTATTAATCATAATCGAAACAGGAGTGGGCAAAATGGCAACAGCATATCGAGTTTTGAAAAATACTGAAAAAGCAGGTAACGCAATTATTGGCGTTGGTGTTTATTCTGCTGTGCTTCAGCATGGTAAG